AACTGCAGGAGCGGCAAAGATGGCAGCAGCAGGGAGGATAGCGAAAAATTTCATTGTAGTTTGTTTAAAAAAGAATAAGAATAGTTTGTGCGATTACCATGGATGCCCCAACCTAACCAATAGTAGGCGTGGTTCATGTAGTAATCAACTGTTTGGTGATTGTTTTGAAATGCATAAAGATCATTCCTGAACTGCATTTCATTAATCATGTAGCGTGTCTGACCCTCCAACGAGGATGGGTCACAACGCCATTGTTTACAGAACGTACCCAATCCATCATAACGATGCTGGGAAGTCCATTGTATGAGCCCGTAGCCGCCTCTCAGGCACTGATCGTAGGGCACGATAGCCCCACCCTCACATACCTTAGGTCGGAAGTTAGACTCCTGTTCAATGTTGCCCATGATCACAGCCAGGGCAGTTTTGTCAGTAACTTCAGCACGAGTCTGCAGTTGCTCTAACACATACTGTTGAGCTGGCGTGCAATCAGGACAAGTAATCATTTTTTAGTTTTAACGCATTTGTCTTTGCCGTTTTTAGTACCGGCATACTTATAGCCTTTCCAACAGGCTTTGCCGTCAGCACCTTTAACTTTGGAGCTGGACGGCTTCTTTTTAGCAGGCATTAGTATTGTAAATTAGAACGGTCAAGTTTATTGAACACATCCTGTCGATAAGCTGGATCACGATCGTATCGAGGATCAGCCATAGCTTGTACAACTTCAGCTTGACTACGGAAAACATCAGCTTTGTCAGCAGAGGACCTGCCGCTTAGCATGTTACCTTCATAACCATTAGCTTCTTCGTAAGCAGATTTAACACCAGCCACAGCAAGTTTGATCATGTCAGGATCACCAACGTTAACAATGTTGTTAAAAGAGTCAACAAAATTTTTCGGCATATTTTCACTAGCCCAAGAAATCATGTTGGTATAAGCCTCTTCACCTCCAACGTAGTTTTGAATGTCAGTAACTTGATCTGGTGCAAGATCTTCATTAGGTTGTGCTTGCCCTTGAGAACCTTGCAAAGCAATGTAAGCAGCAACAAGTTCGCCACTATCCAAAGATTCAAGTTTTTCAAGAGTTTCAGGAGTAAGTTGTCCTTCATTGTTATAGAACTCATCCGACGCATTGGTCAACAGCTCCATAACAGGATTAAAATCTACTTCTTCTTCGTCGTCCCCTTGTGCGTCTTCTTGCCGCACTTCTGTGGTTTCATCAGTTTCATTAGGTTCTCCTAGTTTTTTTTGAAGTTCAATGTAAGCTTGTTCCAACGCTTCAGCATCTTTAAACTTACCAGCATACATTTGCTGTTCAGCTTCTGCTTGACGTTCACCAATAGCTAGAGCTTCTTGCTCAGCTTCGTTAAACTCAGGCATGTCTGCTGGGGTTGGATCATACGTCAGTGTTGCCATTTGCAGTAGTTACTTTAAGGTTACCAAGACCAACTGATTGTACATAGTTGGGTGAACGCCCAAGGGTGGGAGCACCAACCTTAGGCTTAGGTGCGTACTTATTAGGAATAGGTTCCTCTACTTTAAGTACAGGTTTTTCAGTGGGAGGATGAGGAACTTCTTTTACCGTACGTTTAGCCTCCGGTTGTGTCGGCTTGCGGCGGGATTTCCTGGTTGGGGGATTGCTGTTGGTCATTTAGATTAGGGTTTTTAGTGGGATCCATCATAGGAGAGCTTGCAAACTGACCAGCTTGTTTCAACAGTTCTTGCTGTTGTGCTTGTTGCTGTGCTTGAGCAGACATCTGTTGAATTTGTTGGTCAGTACGAACCAAACGCAGGGTCTCAATACCTTGTGCAGTAGCAAGACGTTTGATTGCTTCAGAAGGATCGATGTATTTCATCAAAGCTTCTGGTCCTAGAGTTTGAGCAACGGTAGTGATAAACATGGTAAGACTTTCACGATCTTGACCACGACCCAAAGCATTCACACCAGCAACAATTTCTGGTCGAACAACATTCTTTGGTAATTTAGGAAGGCTACCACTGCGTTGCATTACAAGCAGAATCCTATTAAGATAAGGTTTCAAGAACTCAACAGTCAACAAGGAGAATAGTCCACCAAGTTGTTGTTCAAGTTCAAGTTGTGTAAGGCGTACCTCTTCAGCAGTTGTGCGTTCAGATTGCCTGACATTAAGAACCATAAATGCGTCTGAAATACGTTGGCTAAGTTGTCCAACCATTTCGTATGCGGTTCTAAAGTCAGCAGTTTTACCCACCTGAATAACACCAACATCATCAGGACGACCTTGCACAATAGCACCATTACCAGCTTGAGCAATGGTTTGAGGTTTAGTAGTACTAGAAGGAGACACAAGAAATACAACCTTAGCAGCTGCTGCAGATCCTTCTACTAATGCTTGGCTAAGAGCTTCAAGGGACTTCAAATCACCAAGAAATTCTTCGACTCTACCACGTCCATATGCTTCACCGTCAAAAGTATTAAAGCGAAGAACTAACCATGGAGAAGCATTTTTTGGTGCTGTACTACGGGTACCAGGGATCACTTTATCAAAAGCTTCCTGATGCCACACCCAGCGACCACTATCTTTCTCCATTCGGACGTAGGTGTACACCTCAACGTCGTCATCTGTAAAGCCTCCGGTAGAACCATTTAAACCACCACCAGCACTAACTTCATTAGGCTTAGGTTCAGGCAATCCGTCCTTACCAAGGAGTTTGCGATCAATCTTTTCTTTAGTTACGATCTCTAAAACATTGCCATCACCATCACGATTTACAACGTAACGATTTAACGGATAATTTTTTAGACCATCCTTGCCCATAAAGACCAAGCTATTACCAGCAACAATTAAATGTTTAATTGCTTGATGAATAACAACGCGATCATTACTAGCGTTAATGTGATCCATAACCATCCGTTCCATCTTACCAAACGATTGATCAAGTTCGGTACGAATTTCGGGAGGCATATCTTCCCCGTTCAAAGCATCATCACGTACTTGCAATTTAAAGAACGTGGTTTGAGGAGGAAGTAATGCAAGCATTAGTTTACTTGCAAGAGTTACAACTGACTTAGCACCAACTGATTGCCAAGGAGTAATCAAAGGACGATGATCGGAAATATCATCATCACGTACAACAAGATAAGGAAGAGTCAACTTGCTGCAAGTGTAAGCTACATCAAGAAACTGTTGACGTTCAGATCTCAATTTGTTGTAACGTTGACGTGCATTTGTCATGCGTTAAGTCCTCCAGAAGTGCCAGACACACCTCGGTTGAGAGGTATTGTAAGCTGCGTAGTACCTTGACGCATTGCCAACCTACGACGAGTACTGGTCTTAGGTCGGACACCAGCTTCGCCTTGAGAAGATGCAAGTTGTTGTGATTGATTAAGTTTAGCGGGCTCTTGTGGAACTGGTGGTGCTGCAGGAGGAGGTATAGCAGCAACCGGTGGTGCAGCAGGGGCAGCAGAAGAAGAACTACCAAAACACATTATTCTTCCTCCATGTAATTTTTAATCCACTCGACAACACTGCGTTGCCCAGCTTGGTACATAATACTTTCCATTGTTGAATTAGGAGTGGGGTTAGTGGGTGGAAAGTTTTCTTCAAGTTTTTGGAGCATGGCATTAGCTACCATGCCCTTTGTTTCTAATAGGCTAAGCGTATTGGGGGAGGTTGACATTACTATGTTCAAAGAATGCTGGCATTCGAGCTGACTTGGTGGCAGAAAGTTCAGGCGCTTTACCCTCATACATCAGCCGATCGCTAGAATCCAGCCAAAATTTTTTGTCCAAATATTTATCGGAATGCTGACCAAGAGGTTGCATTACCCAATTGATAGTTGCTTTCCTGAGTTTATCAAGAGAAGGACTGATACTAAGCCCCAACTCGCTATGAATAAGACTATTGGCAGCAACGTGAATTTGTTCATCTCGGCTAATATCAGCACTTACTGTTCGCATACCAGCGTCACCATTAAAGCGAAAGAATGGTAATAGAACGAAGAAAATCGCACGCTCGGCAACCATCGCTTTGGTGATCGTGTGATCAGGATGCGCCTCCCAAGCAGCTTTAAGTTTGAGGGCTTCCGCTTCCGCTGTCTCATCAACACCGTAAGCAGAGGCGATGTAACCAAGCGCCAGGTCGTGATTTTCTTCGTCGGTGACATTGGATCGCAGTAGATCACGTGATGCTTCTGGTACGTCAGTGGATAAAGCATTAGTAATAAAATCGCCCACAGGCAGTTCCATATGTCGCAATGCAAGCGCACGGTGGAGTGCTGCTTCCGAGCCTTCTTTGCAGATACCGGCACTTGTCTGTACCGGTGTCCACTTGCGCTTCCGCGCCATTAGTTTCTGATAAGGGTTCATTCTGCACAATCACATTGATGTTTTTCATTTAGAATATTGTCAAGATAATCATCGACATCCTCTTGAAGAGCTGCATATACATCAGACTTATCTTGAGTGTCGCCCATTACTTGAAGACTATAATAAAGAGAAGTCTGGGGACTTTGCAGCCACTCTTCAATAAACGCATTGTTATAGGCTACCATATCACTCCAAGAATTGAATGAATAACCGTGAAGAAGCCCAGTGGAATTAAGCATAACCATAATTCCATTAGCGACACGTTTGTATACATCCCAACCGACTTCGGATGCAATCTCTACTTCGCCATAGTTGTATGTTTGTACTCCGAAAGTACCGCTGTCGCGATCGACTGTCTGCGAGATAGGTGGAGCGATTTCTGGTGTGCAAGTATAACCATCCAGATCTGTGCTTCGATAACTGCAGGAGGCAGTGGGTGCGATAGCAAAGGCGCGAACCATATTATAGCTGCGAGCGACGGTTGCGGCAGAGTTAATACCATTTTTAATGGCAGATGCCAACTCAAAGGCTGCTGAAGGTACCACATCTCCACCATTGACTTGTTCCAAAGCATCAGCAAATTGTGAATAAGTTACTCCGTACCGCCGAAGGAGGTTGGCAAGTCCGAGCATTCCCAGTCCGACTTGTCGGTCCACATCGGGTGACAAGTACTCACCAGACTGTCCAACACCTGTTTTACTATGGAGTTCGCACAGTTCGGACATACCTGCAACAAAAGCTTTTGGGATGTCGTGGGCGTTACAGGCACCAAGATTGATGTGTTGCAACAAGCAAGTTCCGCGTGATGGCAGATATACCTCGAGACAGACGTTGCCTCGGATTCGGTTTCCTTTGCTGTCATACTTTACTTTATTAAGCCAGATGTCACCGGATTTGATTCCGTAAAGGAGTTGATCTTTGAATTGACACTCTCGCCACCACTCTTCAGTAATGTTGACGCAGCGTTTAACCCAAGGAAGTTC